TCCTTCTCTCTCTATTTTGGGGAAAACCAGCCCGAACTGGCCGCGATCAACCCGGATCAACTCGACTCGACTCCGGTGAGCCATGACCGGCCGCGACTGGAAACTCCCGGTTTGGGGGGATACTCATACGGCCCGGCGGTTGCACGTTGGGCAAAAGAAAATCTCAACATTGAGTTAATGCCGTGGCAGGTGAACGCGTTGTCGGGTCAACTCGTGCACGATGAGCAGGGTCGGTTGGTGTTTCGTGAGTCTCTCGTCAGTACGGCTAGACAACAAGGGAAGTCGGTGGCGCTTAGGGCGCTTATTGGTTGGTGGCTGACGGAATACACCGCGACGGTAAGCGCGTCGCAGATGGTGTTGTCGGTGGCGAACAAACTTGACCGCGCCGAGGCGATCTTTAATGATTTGGCGTTTATGTTGCGTGACCGGTATGACGGCAAATTGTTGCAGGCTATTGGCCGTAAATCTGTGACGCTACCTAATGGGTCGCGGTGGGAAATCCGTGCGGCGTCACCGTCGCTTCACGGCGGGTCATACGATCTCATTGTTGTCGACGAGCTGTGGAACATTAGTGCCGCGGTGCTAGACGATGCTCTCCGGCCGTCGCAAATTGCGCGGCCTAACCCGCTGTTGTCTATGTGGTCAACGGCTGGCGACGAAGGGTCGACGTCGATGATCCAATACCGGGAAAACGCGTTAGCAGAAATTGACCGCGGTGAACGGTCGTACTCGTATTTTGCTGAATGGTCAATGCCACCTAATTGTGATCCCCGCAACGAGGCATCGTGGGCGTGGGCGAACCCGGCGCTCGGGCGCACTGTGACGTATCAAGCGTTACGGGTCGCATCAAAAAAAGACTCGTTTGCTAGGGCGCATCTTAATTTGTGGCAGGCGTCGCGGGGTGCTTGGCTAGCGCCCCATGAATGGGACGACTGGAAAACAATCGATCCGATGCCGCCCGGTGGCGTGCTTGCCGTGGACTCATCGGTCGACGATGCCCGCTATGTCGGGGTGCGATCCACAGTCAAAGACGGCCGCATACATACCTACGCCGAGTTTGTGGTTGACAACGAGGACGCGATGTGGGCAGAAATTGAACGGGTACTCACCGATAAAACGGTGCGGCTAGCGATCACGCCGACGTTGGAAATACATTTACCTACCCGGTATTCGTCACGGTACACACTTGTTGGCTACGGCGAGCTTTTGAAATACACCGCGCTTGCTCGGGCCATGATCCTCGAAGGCAAGGTTGCGCACTACGGGCAACGCAACCTCGACGAGCACATGTACCGAGCGGTTATGAAAAAAACCGCGCAAGGCGCTGTGTTGTCATCACAGGCATCACCGGGGCCGATTGAATTAGCACGGTGCAGCGTGTGGGCTATCGCATTGGTGTCACGCCCGGTTAATTCTCAAAAACCCGTGTTCGTTGTCGCAAAGTGACGTAATCTGTGGTAGGCGTCTGCCTATGATCGTCGGGACATAGGTAGCCGCCACTAATCGAGGAATAATGGCAATCTTTACCCGCAAAGAAACAAAAGCGCAGATAGCAGCACCGCCAGTAGGAAAAGCAGACGCAGCCGGTACGGGTTTTGTGTCAAGTTTTGCGACGTCAATGGTCGGCCAGTATTACACCTACCAAGAAGGCGAAGCACGAAACCGCGCTATGCAAGTACCCGCGATTAGTCGCGCCCGTGATCTTCACGCGTCGGTTATTTCAGCTATGCCGCTAAAAATGTACCGCGAGTTTTGGAACGAAACAGAACGCGAAATGGAAGATGAGTATTTAGCGCCGCGATCGTGGCTACGTCGACCTGATCCACAAATCCCGTATGAGACGCTTATGGCGTGGACGTTTGACGATTTGTTCTTTTTTGGTCGCGCGTTTTGGTACATCACGTCCCGCACCGCTGACGGTTTCCCTGCGTCGTTTACACGTTTGCCGTCCGGGTCAATCACCACCGAGGATCAGGTTGGCCCGGTGTGGTTCGCACCGTCAAACGAGGTGTACTTTCAGGGCGGCAAACTCGACTCAACAAATCTTGTGCAATTCATCAGCCCGTTGCAAGGCGTGATCTATTCAAGCGAACAATCCATTTTGACCGCGTTGAAAATCGAGGACGCACGATACAGAAACGCTAACACCGCAATCCCGTCGGGCATTTTGAAGCAGACGGGCGGCGAACCGTTATCTGCCGCCGAGTTAGCCGATCTCGCCGCAGCGTTTAATGCGGCACGGCAAACTAATCAGACAGCAGCTTTGAACGAATATTTGTCGTACGAGGCCACGACCGCGACACCGGACAAGATGCTACTGATTGAGTCGGCGCAATTCTCGGCACTACAAATGGCGCAAATCTGTAACATACCGCCCTATCTGTTGGGCGTACCAACCGGGTCATACGCCTATACCAATAGCCGCGAGTCTCGTTGGGATTTATGGCTATACGGCACTAAAACCTACGCCGAGTGCATCACATCAACCCTGTCGGGCAATAACGTGCTACCAAATGGCACCTACGTCGAGTTCGATACCGACGAATACCTCGGCGAGATCGACGACGCCGACATGAACCGCAACATGGAAATTGAAGAACCCGAAACAGGGGAGTCACGCGCCTAATGCCGTGGCACATCGAGACCGACAACGCCAGTTGCGACGGTTACGCCGTAGTCAAAGACGACGACGGCGAAATCGAAGGTTGCCACCGAACCCGTGAAGCAGCCGAACGCCAATTAGCAGCCCTCTACTCATCAGAAACAAACGCGACCAAAGGACATCAAAACATGATCCGCTTCACCGCTAACAACGTCACCGTCGACGCAGCCGCCGGAGACACACCAAGCCGCACCATCACCGGGATCGCGGTGCCATACAACGAAACCGCGGTTGTATCCGACGGCCAAAAGGTACGTTTCAACGCTGGCGCGTTACCCGTTGACGGTAAAGCACCAAAACTGTTTATGTACCACGACTCATCGCAACCGGTAGGCCTTGTCACCGAACGCGTCGACACTTCCGACGGCATGTTGTTTAGCGCCAAGATCAGCGCCACCGCAGCCGGTGACGAAGCACTAACACTTGCACTAGACGGCGTACTCGACTCTGTGTCGGTCGGCGTCAACCCAACCGCGTTCACATACGACGATGACGGCACCATGATCGTCAGCAAAGCCGAGTGGCTAGAATTGTCATTAGTCCCCATTCCCGCGTTCGCAGGTGCTACTATCACCGATGTAGCCGCAAGCGCCACAACTCCCGACGACACAACCGAACCCACGCCAACCGTCGAGGAGACAACACAAGTGGACACCAACCCAATCGAAACAGTCGTAGAGGCCGCGGCAATTCCAACCGCACCACTTCCCGCACAGCCAAAGCGCAAGTTTGACATGCCAACAGCAGCCGAATACTTGGCCGCATACCACATTGGCGGCGACACATTCGCAAACGTGCAAGCAGCAGCACGCGAGTTTGCATTGTCAAAGCAAACAGCATTGCAAGCAGCAGCAGGCGATACGCTCACCACCGATACACCCGGTTTGTTGCCCGTGCCAGTTCTTGGCCCCGTGTTTGACGATTTGAACTACATTCGCCCGGTTGTGTCAGCAATCGGTGCGCGTGCGATGCCTGACGGTGGACAATCAAAAACATTCATTCGCCCAACATGGACGACACACACTTCAGCCGGTGCGCAATCACCAGAATTGAACCCAGTATCAGCAACAACGCCTGTTATTGCCTCGAACGTCGTTTCTAAAACTACGATCTCAGGCCAAGTCACCCTCTCAGTTCAAGACGTGGACTTTACGAGCCCCGGTGCTATGGACATCATTTTGCGCGATCTCGTCGGCCAATACATGTTGCAAACCGATGCCGTTGCATGTAACGCAATCACCAACGGTGGCACCGCATCAGGTTCAACATGGACTGTTACCGCAAACGATCCGTCGACGTTGATCGCGGCGTTGTATGACGCAGCAACCGACATTCTTGCGGCGACAAACTTCCTACCTGACCACATTTTTGTTAGCACCGACGTATGGAAGAAACTTGGCTCACAGCTTGACGCTGACAAGCGCCCAGTCTTCGCCTACACCGGCGCAGCAGGTCTAATGGGCGTTAACGCAATGGGCAACGGCGCAGTAACCTCGATGAACGTGTTTAACCCGTTTGGTCTGAACCTCGTTGTTGATCGTGCATTTGGTGAAAACACAATGACCGTCGCACGCGGCGCAGCAATTGAGTTTTACGAGCAAGTACGCGGCATCATGTCGGTCGAAGTACCAAGCACACTCGGTCGCACATTCTCGTACTACGGTTACGTTGCAACCTTTATTGCTGACGGCGACCAAGTAAAAGAAATCGCAATCGCTTAACCCGAAAGGCCAAACATGGCCGAGGAAGCCGCCATCACGTTTCGCTACCGCATGGACGACTATGCGGTAGTGCAACTACTCACAAACGTCAACGTCACCGTCGGCGAAGAAGTAGAAATCTCCGGTGTACCCGGCGGTTTCAACGATTCCGGCGTGATCGTCACCGCGTTACCGCAATACAAGTTTTTAGGCACAGACTCCGACGGCGTACTCATGTACGACTACGAGTACCCGATCCCTAACCAAGTGTTGTACCAAAACCCCGGTGCGGACGTCGAGTACGGGCCGTGCGATCCGTACGGGTCACTGGAATACGCGTATGTTTGTACATGGTTTAGCGTCACGGAATTAACAAACTATTTAGGCATTACCGTTGCAACCACCGCCGAAACAACGTTCCTCACCCAATGCCGCAATTCGGCCAACAGCTTTTGTTTTCGTCGACGTCGTGAAGCCGGATACAGCGACCAACTAGCCGTGGTGCCTGACGAGTCCGTAAAACTCGGCGCAATCATGTATGGCGCAGCGTTGTACCGTCAACGCGGCTCTATCGACACGTTCGCAAGTTTCGATCAAATGTCAACCGCACCCGTTACCGGGCTATCACCAATGATTAAAGCGTTGCTCGGCATTGACCGCCCGCAGGTGGCCTAATGGCGTGGCCCGACCTATTCAACGAAGGCATCGACGACCTAGCCACCACGCTCGCCACGATTTCCGGGCTACGCGTCGTGACGAACCCTAAAGACATTAACCCGCCGTGTGTGTTCATTAACGCCCCGTCAATCGACGCATGGAACTACAACATCGCAAAAATGGAAGTGCCCGTAGACGTCGTAACACTTGGCCCGGCATCGCTTGACGCCCTACGGGACATACTGGCGATCGTCGCCAAGCTGTTAGCCAAAAACGTTGCCGTCACGTCAGCAACCCCGGCAGTATTCGAGGTCGGTTCACAAACTTATGCCTCTTACCGTGTTATTATCCCTATGCAGGTACAAACAGCATGAACACCGAATACATCATTGTCAGCGAGCGAGTCGGGAAACCGGGCGCATCGTTCACACCCGCCGAAGGCGTCAACGTCGAGGCGTTACTTGCTGGCGGTTTTATTGCCCGCAAAACTTCCCGACAAAACAAAACAACCACAACAACCGAGGAAGTAACCGAGGACAATGGCAACTAGCACCTACCTTTCAAACCCTGTCGTGACCGTCAATTCGGTTGACCTATCCGACCAATGCACCGCGGCAACATTCACACACCGTTTTGACCAGCTCGAAGCGACCGCGTTCGGTGACACCGACCGCAAATACGTCAAAGGTTTAGGCAACCACGAAGTAACGCTCTCGCTTTACATGTCATACGCAGCAAGCGAGACCTACGCAACACTTGCCAGCCTTGTCGGCACCACGACCACGGTGCGCGTACAACCAAGCTCGCCACCGGACTCCGCGACAAACCCCGGTTTCATTTTGACTGGCGCGTTTCTCGCTGAACTACCCGTGATCAACGCAACAATGGGCGAACTCTCAACCGTCGACGTAACGTTTGTTGGCGGCACTTACACGGTTGACACCACCGTTTAAATAACCCTTTACCCGGCGAAAGGCCCGACATGAAACTCACCCTACGCGTAGACACCGGCAACGGCCCCTACGAAATCAGCACCAACCTCGCGGTCATAGTTGCGTGGGAACGCAAATATCGACGTAAAGCAAGCGATCTTGCTAGCGGTATCGGCATGGAAGATTTGGCATACCTTGCCTACGAAGCAAGCAAACGCGCAAACATTGTCGTACCCGTCGAGTTCGACAAGTTCATCGACAAACTTGTAACGCTAGAAGTAGTCAGCGAGGAACCCGAAAACCCTACCGAGCAGGCACCTACCGACACGCCCTAGCCTCGCTGTTAGTTGCTATCGGTTGGTGGCCGCATGAGATAGAGTTCACTACTGACGACCTAGCCACGGTCACAAAGATTTTGAACGACCAACGAAAGCGACTCCGATGAAAAGCACAATGCAGGTGCAAGGCATCAAAGAAACGCTACGCGAAATCCAAAAACTCGACCCAAAACTACGCCGCCAAATCACCAAAGAGTTCAAAAAAATCGGTGCACCAGTCGTCAACGAAGCAAAAAACATGGTGCCACAAACCCCGCCACTATCGGGTTGGGGTCGAGTATGGCAAACACCCGGCAGCCGTTTCCAAATGTTGCCGTGGGACGACGCAACCGCCCGAAAAATGATCGACACTAAAGTAAGCAGCAAACGCCCCCGCGAATACCGCGGCGTAGTGCGCGATCTAGCTGTGGTTGCGGTGCGTTGGCGTGGCGCAGTAAATACCGTGTTTGACATGTCACGCAACCCGGAAACCCCACAAGGCGCGGTCATGATCGACGCGTTAAATAACCGTTACGGCCGGGCGAGTCGTGTTATGTGGCCTGCTATGGAAAAACACAAAGACACCGTAGAGAATGAGATCGAGCAACAAGTGCGGGTTGTTATGGCGTCAGTAGATCGAGCGGTGAAATAATGGCTATTCGAATACCGATTATTAGCGATTATTACGACGGTGGCGTTAAGAAGGCACAACAGTCGTTTAAGGATTTAGCCAAAAACGCCGCGCTTGGCGCTGTGTCATTTGGTGCATTATCAGCGTTTATTGGCAAGGCAACCCAAGCCGCGATAGCCGATGAAAAAGCCCAAGATTTACTTGCCCAACAGTTGCGCATTTCTACTCGCGCCAGCCAAGCCCAAATTGACGAAGTTGAACGCGCTATAACCGAAATGTCGTACCAAGCAGCCGTCGCTGACGACGAGTTACGTCCCGCGCTTGGCAACCTTGTACGCGCAACCGACGACGCAGCCAAAGCACAAGAAATCCTCGCACTAGCACTTGACATTTCCGCGGCAACCGGCAAACCATTAGAAGCCGTCAGCGTGGCATTAAGCAAAGCCTATTTAGGCCAAGTCACAGCACTACAACGATTAGGCGTACCGCTCGACCAAGCAGCTGTAAAAGCAAAAGATTTTGACGCCATTATGGGCGATCTAAACGACAAGTTCCGCGGTTCCGCCGACGTGTTCGCCAAGTCCACCGAAGGCCGCATGAAAACGCTACGCATTGCGGTTGACGAATTAAGCGAAGAAATCGGCAAACGACTATTGCCAGCGTTAAGCCGGGTTGCCGACGTCGGTATTCCGGCTGTAAAAAACTTGGGTTCAGCGTTTGACGGTTTATCCAAAGCAGTAGAAGGCGCACAAGAAGATCAAGGATTTTGGGAAAAAACATTTAAGCGATCATTTCAAATGGCGTTCGACATCACCGGCGGTTTCCTCGCCCGCATGGTGTTTTTACGCAACGAAACCGAAAAAAGCGCTAACTCGTTTAGTTTGTTTGCCAACGCCGCAAACATTATTAAAAACGCCGGGCAAAACATCAAAGACGTGTATTTACCCGAACTGGAAAAAACAAGCACCGCCACCGACAAAACAAACCAAAAAACCAAAGATTTACGCAAAACGATACGCGACGCATTCACCGACGCTCGGGATCGAGCAGCAGATTTCTTGGGCAACATAGTGCGGGTACGCGACGAGTTCGCAAAAACCATTAGTGACGCCGTTCGCGGTGCAATAGATTTCGGTGCGATCCAATCAACCGCCAAAGAAGCTGGTACGACGTTCATAGCGACTCTTGCGGAAACCGTAGGCAAGGCCCGGACATTCGCCGAACGCTTGCGTCAACTTATTAGCGCCGGTCTATCGCAATCAGCAATAAGCCAAGTAGCCCAAGCGGGAGCCGAAGCAGGCACCGCAATAGCCGACGAATTACTAGCCGGGGGCGCCACGGCAATCGCACAGGCTAATGATCTTGTCGCGGCAGCGGAACAGGCCGCCAAAGAAACCGGAACGCTTGCCGGGGCGACGTACTACAACGAAGGCGTCGTGCTAGCCCAACAGCTGACTAAGGGCATTACGGACGTTATTAGCAAATACAAAATTAAACTGTCGTCGCCGGGGTTGACCGAGAAACAACTACGGCGTCTACAAAACCGGTTTGCGGTCGACGTTGATTTTGTTATGTCGCAAGTACCGGCGCTTGCTAATGGTGGCGTGGTTACTGGCCCGACGTTGGCGCTCATTGGCGAGGCTGGCCCTGAAGCGGTCGTGCCGTTGGATCGTGCTGGCGCTATGGGCAACGTCACAATCAACGTAAACGGTGGCGACCCTAACGCCGTCGTCGACGCGCTACGAACCTACATGCGCCAAAACGGATCAGTACCAATTAGGGTCAGCAACCTGTACTAGCCATGCCAACCGCAAACTACGAGTTTCAGTATTACAGCACCAGCGGCGCAACATGGGTTGACGTTGACTACATGCTCGACTATGACGTCAAAATTGGCCGCGATTTTCAGTTAGACACATACCGCGCCGATACATGCCGAGTCACATTTTGGCTCACAACCGGTGTGTCGTTTGCTGGCCCCCAATACAGCGTGAAACCAGGCATGCCAATACGGATCATCGACAAAACCCGCAAAGTAATTTTATTTTGGGGTATTACCCGCGATACACAAGTGGATTACGGCATGCCGTATAACTCGGTTACGGACATAGGCAATGCTGACCGGTTCACGGTGTACGGCGAGGGTGCGTTAGCTGTGTTTGGCCGTATGTCAGGCGACGACTATGTAATGGCGGCTGACACATTAAACGATCAGATCGACACCGCAGAAACACAATCGGGGGGCACGATTATCGCGCCGTATGACGCCGCCAGTATTTCAATGGGTGGCACCACGGTCAGCGGTACGTGGGGCGACTGGGTGACGCGTGTTGTGTTGACGTTAAATGACCGTATCCGCCAGTTAGAGGACGAAATCGAAATTGTGTCTAAATACGATTTAGAGCCGTTGTCGATGTCGTTTGCAACGTCGGACGGCCCGCTATTTCAACGTTATGACCGTATTGAGTACGAAAGCTTGGCCGATAACTATTACACACAGGTCATTGTAAAACCCGAGGGGTTGAGTGAAGCGGTCGCAGAGTTAGGGTCTAAACCGTTTAGGACATACACGGTGAACACGGTCAATGCGTCGGTGGCACAGGCCGAGGATTACGCCGATTATCTGTTGGCCAACTATTCGAGTTTGGCGGCGGGGCTGTCAATGATCGGCGCCCGGTCAACTAATCAGGGCACCAATTTCTATTTAGACAACATGGGTGAAGCTGACGGCGTCACCGATTTCTACACTCAAAGCCTTGTCGGGTATTACACACAGGTAGCGTTCCGCACGTTGACGACTGACGTCGTGATTGAGGGTTTAACGATTAGTGGTAACCCTGACGAGCAACGGTTCACGTTCCAGTTTTCGCAGCGCGATCTCAACTCGTATTTAATTCTTGATGACGCGGTGTTCGGCAAGTTAGATAGCAACAAGTTAGGATATTGAGTTATGGCTACGCCCCCGGATTTCACTACTGGTCAGGTTTTAACCGCGGCACAAATGAACGCCGTCGGCTTATGGTTGATCGACGAGGTAGCCCTAACGACGGTAACAAACAACATTTCTAACGTGTTCAGTTCAGATTTTAACGCGTACAAAATAGTTGTTAGCAATCTAAATAATGCGACAACTTCTACAAGGCTGGTATCACTTCGATTTAGAAACGCAAGTGGAAATGACAGCGATGCCAATTATTTTTTTGGTTACAACTTGCATTATGGCGGAACATCTGCAACCTCAGCGGCCAGTGGTCAAACATCATCAGAATTGGCATATATCGGTGATAGCGCCAATGATTGCGGCGCAATCACTATGGATATAATGAACCCGTTTTTGAGCACAGTGGCCACTGTTTATTGGTACACAGCAATCACATGGCAGCCAAACGTTTCCGCTTTTGTAATTCGAAATGGTGGCGGTGGTATTGCCGAAACGACAAGTTACACAGGCTTTAGCATTATCGGAACAACAGACAACCTAAGCGGAACCGTAAGAGTGTATGGATACCGAAATTAAGCCCAACAATTTGCCAGTCATGGAATACGACTCCAAAACCGGTCAAACAATTTTTCGCGACTGGACAGACGAAGAACGCGCAGACAACGCTGAACGCGAACAAACACCACCTACGCCATGAGCGATACCGTGTTAGCCGCAATCGTCACCGGCGGGTTCGCCGTTGTAGTAGCCCTACTCGGGCTATTCGCGCGCGCTAATAAAAAAGACCACAACATCAATACGCACAAACTTGACGAGTTGCTACGCGGTCATGGCCGTATTGAAGGCAAGATCGACGGCCACATAAACGACCACGCAAAAGGCGACGTATGAACCCCGCCGTCAAAAGTTACTTGCGCCACGTCGCTATTGCGTTGACGCCGTTACTAACCGTGCAAGAAAGCGACTGGCGCCATTACTTGTTCGCAATCGCGTTGGCGATCCTCGGGCCGTTTATTCGGGCGATCGACCCGGCCGACAAAGAGTTTGGGGTAACCGATGACAACTAGATACCCGGTCAAAACACCCGTCATACCCACCATTTGCAAACAGCAAGGGTGCGGCACCATCACAAGCCTGAAAACCCTACGCGGTGGTCACGGTCAAATGTTCACCCGCGCCGCGACGGACTTTAACCGCATGTATGCCGCAGCTCTTGATGCTGGGTTTGAGTTACAAGTCATCGGCGATTACCGCACACTTGCGCGCATGAAACAACTGTTTTTTGATCGCTACCAACTTGAACCGTCGGGGCGTGTACCGAAAGTAACGCGCCGCTATCAAGGCAAAACGTGGTACCTAAAAAAAGGCAAATCGCCGTGTGCGGCACCACCCGAAGGCACACCACCAAACCAAACCGGCGGCTCGATGCACGGCTACGGCATCGCGGTCGACGTCAACACGCAAGCGGCACAGCTGTTGTCATGGCTACGCCGCAACGCCCCCAAATACAACTTTTACTGGCAAGGCCAACCCACACTCCCCAACGGAAAACCCAACCCCGAATGGGAGTCATGGCACCTCAATTGGGTTCAACCCGCCACCACAAAAAAAACCAAGTAACCTGATCCGTTGACGAGTTTCCCTCTGTCAGACACGGTAACCCCGGCCCGGTGCGTTTTTAGCCTTTCTCACCGGCGCCGGGGTACTTGCATTTTGCGCCCCGGTTCCCTACCCTCGTAGATACCCGACAAACGGAAAGGCTAAACCCGTTATGACAGATACACCGTCACTATTCGACGCTCTCGCAGCCATACAGGCCACAAACGAGGCAATAGAACGCGTCGACCGCAACGCTGACCCGGACTGGAAAACGGCCGCTCGCGCAGCGATCCAATTCTTGGCACGAACCCGGCAAGAGTTCACCACCGACGACGTATGGGAGTTCATGCACCAACGCGGCCATGACGCACCACACGAACCCCGCGCCCTCGGCGCACTCATGCGTGAAGCAGCCCGCCAACGACTCATCAAGGCAACCGACCGAGTACGCCCGTCCGAGCGCCCACAATGCCACATGAACCCCAAACGAGTATGGCGATCACTATGACCCCGCAACCATTACCGTCCGACGTTCCCGGCTACCCAATCAACGGCATCTACACACTCGCCCTACTCGGGTTTTGTGTGTTGATCGCCGTCATGTATAGGAGACACCGCCGATGAAACTACGAACCCTTGCCGTCGTCGCAGCACTCACAATGCCCGTCACAGCCGTTGTAAGCCCCGTAGACGCCCACAAAACCGTGCCGTGCCATAAATGGCACGCCGACCTAAAAAAGGCCGGTTTACCCGTCACCGAGTTTTCGTACATCATGAACCGCGAGTCCAAATGCGTTGCGAAAGCAGTCGGCTGGAACTATCGCGGCGACCTTGACCACACCGCATGCCCGTCCGGGGCGTTTCACCGTCACCGTCAATGCCACGCCGTCCGATCGTGGGACATGGGGCTACTACAAATCAACTCACAATTTGACACACTCACCCAACAATTATGCGGGGCTGGCACCCGGTCACGAATACTGTTACAACCCTCGTGTAACTTACGCGTAGCAAAATACCTCTATGATCGCCACGGTCTCGCACCGTGGGCAGGATCATCAAACTGAAAGGCACAACATGGCAGTAAACACCGCCACCCTTATTGCACGACTCATTGAACGCGCAAACATGCACGACACATTTGGACGCACCGACGAAGGCGACATCTTGCGTGAAGCAGCCGCCGCATTGGCGGAAGCAAAAAATGAAAAAGTTATTGGCAACATGCTCGTTGACATACTGAAAAGGAAGTAACCCGTGTTTAACCCCGACGACTACGAACCCGTCGCGGTCAGACTCGACCGCTGGTTAAAAACCGCAACCGATCCCCGCGTGATAACACACCTCATCGAATACGGCGCTGACTACTGTGTGTTTCGTGCCGAACTCTACGAAGCAGACAAACTCATCGCCACAGGCTGGGCCGAGGAACGCCGCACAGATCGCGGCATTATGTCAGGGTCAATGGTGGAAGTGTGCGAAACCTCGGCTATTGGTCGCAGCTTGGCAAATTGTGGTATGGCTGGCAGCGATCCGAGCCGTCGCGCTAGCCGCGAAGAAATGCAGAAAGCAAACCGACCGAGTACGCCCGCTAACACGAGCGGAACAGGATCGCCCCGCCCCGCATCGGAAAAACAAATAAACGCTATAAAAGCCATGAGCAAAAAAGCAGGCAAACTACCACCGGCCAACCTTGACGACATGACATCTATGGAAGCGTCCGAAGCAATCGCGGCACTTAAAACAGCGCTCGACGGCACCGGCTCAACCATTGAGGAGTATTACCGTAACAAGCCTAGCGGGGGCTACACAGGTGACTGACGACGACTACATA